TGAAGCTTATTTTGGAGATGGTACAATTGGTCAATCTTTATCAGATGGTAATATTGTAATTTTAGAATATGTTGTTTCAAATAAAACAGAAGCAAACGGCGCTTCTACATTTACATTATCAGGAAGTGTAGGTAGTTTTACAGATGTTACTATTACAACAGTTTCAAGTGCTCAAGGTGGCGCAGAGGCTCAAACAAAAGAGTCAATAAGATATAACGCACCATTACAATACGCAAGACAAGATAGAGCAGTTACAACAAGTGATTATGAAACACTTGTACAAGAATTATATCCAAACGCACAATCAGTTTCAGCGTGGGGTGGCGAAGATGATGAAACGCCAGTTTATGGTGTTGTTAAGATTGCAATTAAAGCAGCGTCAGGTTCTACTTTAACAGATACTACAAAAGAAAGTATTGTAACTCAATTACAAAGATACAACGTTGCATCTGTAAGACCAGTAATTGTTGATCCAGAAACTACTTCTATCATATTAACTTCAAATGTTAAGTTTGATGAAAAGGCAACTACAAAAACTGCAGATACTTTAAAATCAGAAATTACAACAGCGATTTCAAATTACAATACAAATACACTTCAAAAATTTGATGGTGTGTTTAGACATTCAAAAGTTACAGGTTTGATTGATGATGTTGATACAAGTATCTTATCAAATGTTACAAGTTTATTAATTAGAAAAACATTTACACCAACTTTAAGTTCATCAACAAGATATGACATTTATTTTAGAAATGGCATTTACAATCCACACGCAGGACACAAATCAGGTACAGGTGGTGTAATTAGTACATCAGGTTTTAAAGTACCAAATGATAATAATGTTTATTACCTTGATGATGATGGAAATGGAAATATAAGAAGATACTATTTTGTAGGTTCGGTTAGAACATATGTAAACAATACTCAAGGAACTGTAAATTATGCTACAGGTCAAATCACAGTTAACTCTTTAACAGTTGCGTCAGTAGAAAATATACGAGGCGCTTCTTCAACTGCAATTGAAGTGACTGTTGAACCGGCATCTTATGACATTGTTCCTGTAAGAGATCAAATTTTAGATATTGATACAGCAAATTCAACAATCACAGTAGAGGCAGATACCTTTGTTGGTGGCTCTGCTGATGCTGGTGTAGGATACACAACAACATCTAACTACTAATGGCAAAGTTCACCGATAAAATATCAAACCTGATTAATCAACAGGTTCCAGAGTTCGTACTAGAACAACACCCTAAATTTTTAGAGTTTGTTAAAACGTATTACACGTTTATGGAATCAGCGGAGTTAGGTGTAACTTCCGTACAAACTACAGATGGTATTATATTAGAAACTGAAACAGCTCAAAACAATGAATTAATTTTAGATGGTTCTCGTATTGATACAGATAGAACACAACTCGATGCGGGTGATAAAATACTTTTAGAAAGTTCTGCCTTTGGTAAATTTACAAGAGGTGAAACTATTACAGGTCAAACATCAAACGCAACTGCTACAATACTTGCAGAAGATTTAGATAACAATAGACTTTTTATTTCAGCGCAAGATAAGTTTATAGATGGTGAAGAAGTTGTAGGTTCTAGTTCAAATGCAACAGCGATTATTAATAATTACAAACCAAATCCTGTAAACAATATACAAGACTTATTAAACTTTAGAGATCCTGATAAAGTTGTATCTAATTTTTTAACAAAGTTTAGAAATGAATTTTTAAATACATTACCTGAAAATTTAAGTACAGGAATTGATAAAAGAAATTTAATTAAAAATATCAAATCTGTTTATAGAGCAAAAGGTACAAATAGAGGACACGAATTATTTTTTAGATTACTCTTTGGATTAGAATCAGAAACAATTTATCCAAGAGAAAATATATTAAGAGCATCTGATGGTAAATGGGATACAAATAAAGTTTTAAGAGCAATTGCAACGGCTGGTAATACTGCTAATCTAATAGGTAGAACAATTGAAGGCGAAACATCTGGCGCAACTGCAATAGTAGAAAATGTATTTAAATTTCAAATAGGCGCAAACGAAGTAACTCAATTTATTTTAAATGAAGATACTATTTCTGGCACTTTTCAAATAAATGAAGTTATTAGAGGAACACAAACAGATAATGATGACCTCTATATAAAAGCCACTATAACAGGTATTCCATCTACTGTATCAATAACAAATGATGGAAGTTTATATAACTCTGCAGACACAGTTATCGTTACAGGTGGTGGACAAAATGCAATCATTCAAGTTGATGCTGTAGGTCGTGGTGGTATTACAGAATTTATTATTGGTTCAGGTGGTTCAGGTTATGAAATTGGTGATGATTTAGTTTTTACAAATACAGGTACAGGTGGAGGTTCAGCAAGAGCAAAAGTATCAGTTGTCAATGGTGGTCTAACGCAAGAAACTTCTACATCAACTACAGAAGATCATATTGTATTAGAAGACGAAACGACTAGAGGCGATCCATACACAGGAAATAAAATTGTACAAGAAAGTGGTACAGGTTCAGGCGACATTACAGATATAAGAATTATATCAAACGGAAATAACTATCAATCATTACCAACAGTCGTAGTTGATGATACAAATGGTTCAGGTGCAGAAGTTTATGTATATGGAACCGAAATAGGTAAAGTATTATCACTAAAGATTATTGAACCAGGTTCAGGTTATGAAGCCTCACCATCGCCACCAACATTGTCTTTACCAAGTTACTTAATACTTTCAAATGTATCAGGTTCTTTTATTGTAGGTGAAACAATCACTGGTATAGATTCAAGTTCTACATCAATAACAGCAACTGTTGTTTCGTATAGTTCAGATACAGGTGTTTTAAAAGTTTCAAGTCCTACAGGACAGTTTGCTGAAAATACAACAATTACTGCAGATGGTGGTGCTAGTGGATTAGTAGAAAAAAATGATTTAAGTTCTGCAACTGTAACTGTTGGAGCTGTTGTTGATACCTCTGGTACTTACATAAACCAAGATGGTCATATTTCAGAAACATCAATGAGATTACAAGATAGTTTATACTATCAGGACTTTTCTTATGTTATTAAAGTTGGTCGTACAATTAATGACTGGCGAGATTCATTTAAGAAAACAATGCATACTTCAGGTTTTTACTTTACAGGTCAAGTTAATTTAGAAACTTCTGTATCTGCTGAAATACAAAGAACAATCGGTATAAATTCTGGTATTGATTATGAACAAGTTGCACTAATTGTAAATACTTTATTCTCAACTATCTTTGGTAGAAGATTAGGTACAACTGATGATGGTACAACTTTAAGAGCAAATCCAGAGTTGGGTGTTGATCCAGATTTCACAGATAGTACAAGTGAACACTTTACACCAAATACAAGAGATTTAACTTTAACAAGAAAGATGAAAATATCTTTCCCAAGTATTGCAAAAATCACAATAAGAGGTGATGAGTACAAATATGGTTATGCTTATAGTGGACCACGTATGAAAACACTTGATATTTACAATAATCCATTTGGAACTGATAATATGTTTAGTCCAAATCACCCTAATATACAATCTGGTACTGTCGGAGCAGACTCTACGGTGGCCTCATATATACAAGATATGAAATTGTTAAATTGGGGAGAACATAGAATTATTGGAACAAATAGTACAATTAACGGTACAGGAGTTCAAATACAAGATTACGGTAATGATAATCTTAAAACATATTTAAGTTATCCAACTGAAATTTCGATTAGTTATTAAAAAGATGTATAAATATAATTAAGTTAAGAGGAAAATATGCCAGCGATTATAACAAACAAATTCAGGATTCATAATTCAGAACAATTTACTGAATCCTTTTCAGAAGCGGTTTCAAATGTCTATTATATGGGTATTGGAAGACCACAAGCCTTTGGTACTTTAACTAGAGGTGATAGTAGAACAACTAACGAAGGAACTGATACTGTTCCTTTAACTCCTGTAGATTCAGTACAAGACGAATATTACTATTTTGACGATATGTTAGCGGCAAAAAGAGTAACAAGTGCTGACGTATCATATGTCGTACCAAGAAGAAATTGGACTGCTGGTGTAGTTTACGATTATTATAGACACGACTACGGAAATAGAATTACAGGAACAACAACAACTCAAACA